TTCCACTCATGGCGCCAGATATATTTTATAGCTGAGCCTTGTAAGTAGTATCTATGTCCATAACCTTGACATGCTTTAATTGCATCAATGCAACCAATATCACCTTTGTTGTAATGTGATGGGTGGTTCACCGGATCATGTTTTATTCTTTTTACTTTAACAAATTTTGTCATAGTACGTATGCCCTTTCATAATTTTTTGGTTCTAAAATGTGTAGTGATTTCTTTGCTCTTGTTACAGCAACATAGAATAGTCTGTGTAATTCATCTGGATCGACATCGTTGTGGTCCAGAGCAGACTTAGTAATATCAGGAAGTAATAAGACATTATCCGCTTCCCCTCCTTTCGCTCCGTGTATTGTTGATAAAGTTATTCTAGGTGTTTGTGAAATTTTCTCGTCGTTAGCTAACATGTTTCTAATATAGTTTTCTGTATCAGAATCTAATCCTTCGAAAGCTTTGAACCAAACGTCTTGAGTTTGTAATCCGTGGTCCGCGACGCACTCTTCAATAAAATATCCTTCTTCATTCTCGTCCATTGTCTTACCGGTACGATACCCTTTTGTTACATTCTCGCCAAGATAAGAATAGATATTTTTTATTGATGCTACAGGTTGTGCATGTTCAACCTTTCTCCATTTTTCCCATGCTTGAATAGCTAGTAATAAATCTAGTTTGATAGAGTTCCTATGTTTGTGTGAATAATACCAACCTTGGAGCTCGCATAGATCTTTTATATCATCAAGAAAATGGTTAGCAGAGGAAAGTACTAACCATTCTCCTTGGGACATATCTACTTGTGTTACATCAGAATACCTTGTCAAATCACCCATCTCTTGTCTTGGCAGGTAGTCCTTGTCGTATCTATTTGAAACATTTCTAATTATCTTTTGAGATAGATCATGTATTGGACCACCTGGTATTCTATATGATTGATCCAATGTAGTTATCTGATCTACTTCATCCTTAAGAGCAATAAAAGTGTCAACGTCCGCTCCAGCCCACTTAAAAATAGCTTGGTCATCATCACCAGCAATGTAACTCTTATCGGCTTTTGCCCATAATCTTTTGACCATTTTCCATTGAAGCGGACTAAGGTCTTGAGCTTCATCGATAAATAAAACGTCAAAAGACGGAGCAATATCTTGCTCAATAAATCGTTCCAACATATCATCATAGTCTACTAGTCCTTTCTCTTGTTTATATTTTTTTAATTCCCTATCTAATAAGAATAATAAATCTCTTTCTATGTCTAGAGTGTGATTATAATTATCGTATTCTTCTAAGACGTCAATTTCTTTAACTCTAGCTTTATTAATAATTCTTAAATATTCATTGTCAGAATTGAATACACCATCACTTTCATTATGCCATGCGCTTTTAATAGGTATGCCACACTTCAAACCAAAATCTCTGTAGTCTTGCATCTTCATCACATGTTCTTTTTTAATACCAAGTGATCTAAAAGCTAGTGAGTGTAGTGTTCTAAAATAAGGTATTTCTTTTTTATCTATTTGAAATTTCTGTTCTGCTCTAGACTCTGCTTCATAAGCAGCCTTTCTAGTGAAAGAAAAGTAACCTATCTTTTTAATATCAGTACCAGCACGTAGAAATTCTTCTACTAAATTTAATAGTGTAGTAGTCTTACCTGTTCCCGGTGGTCCTAGTATTATTGTTTTCATTCTACTAAACCACCACTCTTAAACATTCTATTAAAACTAAATTGTTCTGGTTCTTTTTTCTTCTTTTGTTTTAATAAACTATTTTCTTTTTTCGTTATCCACCAAAGATTATCAACAGACCAGTCATCTATAACGTTATTCCTATGATGAACTATAGTCCTAATTTTTGGATCAGGGTTCTCTATAAAAGCTTCACCTACTAATCTATGCATCTGTATTATTTTTGTTTTACCACCAACATTTATATTAATTACAGGATAGCCTATGCCTACTTGAGTTGGTTTGATTATATTTCCTGTATGTTTATTTTCTAGATAAGGAAAAGTAGGTCCTTGATCTTGGTGCCATTTATTAATACCACCGGTTTTGTATAAAAAATACTTTCCTGTTACAATCTCATTGTATAACCAATCCCTAACTATTTGTTTTCCTGCAGCAAGTTTAGGGTCAAACTCTATAGTAGATATATCTATAGAGTCTGCCTCTAGTATTTTTATCTCTTCTGGAAAGAAATCCATCTGCATTAAAAAGGTGTCTCCTGGTATTTAACTTCACTTAAAGTTGGTTGATTCTTTTTCATAGCTTTAATTTTAATAACTCTAGGAGTCTGTTTCTTTAAAGTCATTCTTGTTTCTTCAACAAAGATATCTACTAACTGTTTTAATAGATTTCCGGTTTTAGTTTTATCAAGCTCCCAGTTATTTCTTTTACAAAAAGCAAAGAAGTCATCCATTCTAAAGTATGTAAAACCATCTTCAGTAAAAGCAGATTTATTTAATATATCTTCTTTAGTTCTAGCTTGAGTTCTATTAACTGTGAAATCATAGAGAAGATTTATAATTTGATTCAATGGATTTAATGACTCAAGAGGTTCTACTTCTTGAACATTTGTCATTAGTTCCTTCAAATAATTCTCTCTCCATTCCTTACCTTTAAGTATAGGTGTAATCAAATTAGCTTGATCTAAACATGCTATAGCAAATAGATTAGGGTTATGTAGTTGCTCTGTCTTTAGTTCTATTCTCTTCTCTCCAACAGTTAAGAACCACTGAGGAGGATTAGATGTGTATTTTTGTAGAGCTGTTAGCTCTGGCATTTGTTCCTCTTCAAAACCAACACCAAACCTCTTAGTGCGACATTTTGTCGCGTTACATACAGAACAGATTGGTTGTTCTTTACACCTATATTTATCATATCCTTTTTTACCTATAGATTTTATTAAGTTTTGTACTTCCTGAAAAGATAAAGGAGGATTCATATACTTTTGATTATCAGACATAAGTTTATCTTCCCAACTATCTGGATCAGCCTGCTTCCTAAACACAGCTATATTAAATAAAGCATTGTTTCTAGAACCTTCACCAAAACCTTCTTCCGCTAGTTTATTTAAACAAGGAGGACCATTTTCAAAAGCTTCCTTTGGTCTTTCCTCTTTCTTAATAACTATTGCTTCTATCTGTTCTCTGCTCTGAGCCCATTCTTCATATATAGTATAGAATGATTCTAAACTAGCAGCAGTACCTCCAGATTCAAATGTGTATCTTAAACCTCTAACTCCACCATGATATGGTAAATTTAAAAAGTTTCCTACATCACCTCTCTCTGCAATAATCTCGGTTTGTTTTGGAAAAATCTCACTGGTTCCATAACCTAATGACTCTGCCATTGCTTTAAGTTTAGACTGCATCAGTGATGCAGGTATAAATTCTTTTGCAAATAAGAATAGATGTGCACCACCAGATTTTGATCTAAACGTTACTAAAGGAAAACCTCTTCCTTTTATATCTCTCATAATAGAGAGATGATCTAGATTGTATTCATCTACATCAATACAACCCCATCTACATTCATTGTTTTCATTAATAGGTATAATACCAAGTGCTGGATCCTTACCATCAATGTGATCCTGCCATAGACTATCTACTACAGGCTCCCTTTTAATTATTGCTTTAGCTACTGCTTTACCTTTTTCGGTTGTTTCTCCGGTAAGGCGCATAACACCATAAGCACTATTATTTCCTTCAAATATTTCTTTAAACTTCATTTCTTTCTCTTAGGCCTCCCTCTTGGGTTTCCATAGTTTGGCTTAAAAGTAGGCTTACAAAGTTCGCTACAGTATTGTTTGGTAGTTTGGAATTTAGTTATCTCGAATTCCGTCCCACACTTTACACATGTTTTTTTCATCTAATTTAACTTTCCTCTCTTTAGTTTGTCTAATTGATTCCTTTAAACTTATCTCCCACAATTCATTTTCCCTTTGCCAGTATTCGTCAAAGGTTTTATACTCCAGAGGCCCGATAGAAGGGGGAGTTTTCTTCGGGCCTCTAGACATGATTAAAACGGTACGTCCTCTGACTTCGTTGGAGAACCCGAAGATTCGGTATCGCTTCCACCATGTTTTGCTTCCACTGCACCCGAAGATACACTAGACGCAAATTGCTTAGCGGCTTCGTACACATTCTTATCTTGTACTGGGCCTACTTTAGACACACTCCAACCAAACCAAGTTCCCTTGTCATTTGATTGTTGTACTGTCTTTAAGTTATACACGTGACTATAAGCAGCCGGTGTGAATAGACCATTCTTACCTTTAAGTTTGATACTATTCATCATTGAGTTCCAGCTTCTACTTAC